CCCGCCTCTATGGCCTCTTTCATTATCTTTAGCTGCTCTTCTGAAAGCCCAGCTAAAACGTCTTTCAAAGGAGGCGTCTTGTCTGTCATGACTTTTTCTTTTTAGCTGTTGGTTTTTTCTTAGGCGCTTTACCACCTACCCAAGCCTCATTCACATCAGAAGTTGACTTATCATCAGCTTTTAATGTGCCATCTTCGTTTCTGGCTCTGACAGGCTCAACAACAACTGGAGCCTCCTCCTTAACAGGGGCTGGCACAATTCCATTCTCTGCCAGCCTTCTTTGACGCTTTTTTTCTTTTTCGACTTCCATAAACTTTGAACGTACAGAACTTGCAGACATCACATTTTCCTTTGTAAGTTTGCCGCAGCAATATCTCGCTGGGTCTGGATCCTCTCTTCAGCTACACGGGTCTTTTCTGATGTAGCCTCTTCAGTCAAATCAAGCCTTTGTTGAGCTAACAAAACATCATTGCGCTCTTTCTGCTTCTCAAGCTCTTGTCTTTCTTCAAACTGTCGAGCCTTTTCCTGAATTTCTGCGCCTCTCAAGGACAATTCCTGTTGCCTGATTTGAACAAGCGGATCTGACTGGGTTGAATCGGCAGGAGCCACAGCCTGTGCATATTGCTCGGTTAATTCACCAATAAGTTCAGCGGCCTTATTAGCTATTTCCCCTTGAACCTGTTGAGCTATCTGTGGATTTTGTTGAAGGTTCATCTGCGCCTCTGGACTAAGCTGAGACATAATCCCCTGCTGCGCCTGTGCCTCTGCCATCATGCCTATATGTTCCTGAATATGACCTTGCAAAGTCATAACAATCGTTGCGTTCACTTGAGCAACAGGCGTTGATAAAATGGCAAGGTGAGCCTCAATGTGAGCCTCGTGATTCTGATCAGGGAACGCTTGCAGCCGTTGACCACGCATGGCTTCTTGGTTTTCTTTGGCTGGATTAGCTGGCTGTGGTTGTGCTGGGATAGGCAAAATAGCGTCAATATTAGTAACGCCAAGAGCCTCGTACATCTTTCTGTATGCCTGATATAATCCCTGTTCTGCGCCATGTATTTCTGGATTAGACTGCACTAACTGCAATTCTGTTTGTGCCAAAGCAATACGCTGCGACATTGAGAAGATATTCGGATCAGAAACAGGTAAAACATCAATACGGTCATCAAAATCCATCTGCTTGATCTCTGGCGGTGCGCCCGGAATTGCATATGGATAAACAGGAGCCATATTCCTAGCGAATATATTGGCTAAAATCTTAAATTCCTGCTTTTGTGCGTAATGAAGACGCTTGTGGATGGCAGACATTACTTTCGTGCCGCGCTCCATAATCGCCATTGTAGTCCCTACAGGCGTGTCTCCGCCCATTTCGCCTATCTTCATGTCTGCCATAGACGCAAACCGCCTACCAGCCTCTACAAGCCCTCCTAAGAGGCTGTACAGGGTCTGTGAAGGCTCCTTGAACGGCAATGTCATGATAGATTGACGTATATCCATGCCAGCGGAGTCTATATCGCGAAACTCGCCGGGGCGTAGTGGCTCATCTTCGTCACGAATACGAGCGCCACGGGCTTTAAAGCCAGCAGGTAGGTTAGATAACGTGCCAGCATCAATTAACTGACGCAAAATGCTTGTAGATGCTTGAGATAGACCGCCAATCATGTGTGTAAGGCCAAATCCATAGAATCCCAGACCGGGCAAAAACTTGTAATGCACGAAATACTGCTGCCTACGCATCAGCGGATCCATTTCGCTGTAATTCCTGCGAATAGCCAATATCTCGTTGGTGGACTCTAGGATAGTAACTACATATGGTATCTTCAGGCCAGTAGACTCACCCTCCATGTCCTTATCTTCAAAGCCCTCTAAGTCCAAAGATGTATGAACTTCATGAATAACCAGTTCCTCAGACCCAGACCCGGACAATTGTACGCCTTGTGCCTCATCAATGGCTTCTTTTACGCCGCTAAAGTCTTCAGCACTAGAAGATCCACCGGGTAAATCAATATCTTTGTAAAAACCTGCAAGCTGTAACTTCAGGACTTCGTTCTTATCCATGCGAATAACATGCGTAATACGCGGTGTAGTAAGGAGATCAGTTGCTCCATAAGGAACAACAAGATCCTCCGCATGTACAAATTTGCTAACCGCTCTTTGAAGAATAGGGTCAAAATAAGCCTTCTTAAATGTTGAGCCAACAATCGGTAAATAGAATAGCATCTGATCTGTTTCAGGATCATACTCTTCCATCTCGTAGGTAATCATATAATTCATGTAGTCTTTAACACGTTGAGCTTGAGCAACAAGCTCTGGCGTTTCTGCGCCCATAGTCTGTGTACGGACAGGACCACCAGATGGCAACATCTCACGGTAAGCTTGCGCTTGAAACTGTGTTACAGACTCGGCAAGAAGCGGGTGAACAACTCCAGTCGCACCCTCAAATGGCTGACTACGCTCCTCGTAGTTCATACCCAGAAGCTCAATACCGCGCTTGTATGTGTCTTCCCAATCTTGGCGAGAAGACATGTCATCCTCAATGTCTCCAGACAGATCGGAAGCGATAACGCCCAGATCACTCTCATCCACATATTCAGCTAGGTTTGCATCAAAAGGAACGTCTTGAGCAATATCCATCTCTTCAATGATTTCGCCAACAATAGCGGAGCCGTCATCCATTTCCATAATACCGGGCTGGGCAGGAAATTCTATAATATCAATCTCGGCCTGTTCTTGAGCGGTCATCTCTGGATTACCAACTCCAGCGCCTATTCCTTTTTCGACAGCCATTATTTCTTACCCCTTATTGCAACAGAAACGGGTCTATTTTTATTCGCAGCAGAACCCCTAACAATTAATTCTTTTTCTGGGCCATACCCTACAAATAAAACATCATCCGTATTTATTTCAAAATTTTTTGTTCTTTTAGGGGCAGATACATCAGCGTACCCCTCTGTACGAGACACAGGAATCTTACCACTTGGAAATGCAGATTCCAAGTTTGCTTTCATAACCTTATTATATCCAGAATATTCTGGTGATTTAATAGCGTCAGAAAGAGAGTTAAAATCAATATCGTAAATATACCTGTCTAACTTTTGACCCAAATCAGGAAATTCCATCATAGCGCCTTCTTCACCCATGTTTTCAAACAGTTCATCACGAGTTAATTTTTTTTTTGAAGGCTGACCGCCTTCAATAATAGTAAGCGTTGGTTTTTGTGTTGTTGGCTCTGGTATGCCAAAATTAATTAATTCCTGTTGCTGCCTAACAGCATCTTCAACACTAACACGGGGTTGATTTGCCATTCTAGCTTGATTTGCCTGAGAACGCAAAGCTGACTGGTTAGCAGCCGCCTCTTCACGGCGCGTAATCGCTTTACCCACACCAAATTCATAATCTTCATCAAGACGCTTAAAAATCTTGTCCTGAATAGGACGGTCAATAAATACATCCATCATGTTCATGTCAGACATCGTTTTTTCTGTATTTCGCATAGCGTCAACCATAGCTTCACCGCGAGACTTGCCGCTGCCCCTTTCTCTAGCAAACGCCTCCTGCAAAATATCACTAAAATCACTGGTATCTAATGTTCGCTCTGTTGCGCTGACATTAGATTGAATGCTTAAAGTCTCATCAAGGTCTAAATCAGCATCCTTCAAGGCATCATCAATAGCCTCAAAATCCATGTCCTCATCAAGCTTTTGCTTGGCAACTGGGGATTTCACCTTGTCTTTTTGCGCCTCAAGGACAAGCGCCTTATTTGACTTGCCTCGTGGACGAGGCCCAGCCATCGGAGCAAGAGTAGATGCAGCAATACCAAGACCATAAATGTCTCTCCCAAATCGCTTCGCCATTCCCTCGTCAGATCCAAGCGCACCTATGATTCCCTCACCAGCCTTTGCCGCGCCACGCAAAGCAGTTTCACCAACGCGACCCATAAGATCAACAGCGTCAATAGGAGCGCCAACAATAGCGCGGTTTACTGCGCCTAAAGTCTCACTCCCCATAGGATCATTAAACATATCTGTTTTATCAGCAAGAGCATCAAACATCTGGCTGCTCATGGCAGGATCTGTAAATGCACCAAAGATGCCATCTTTATCCATGAATGCTCTCCGTGGGTGAGGCTGACTTCGGCGCAGTCACGAGAAGGGCATCAAGCATGACCGCAAAGCCATAAGCCAGCCTCTCTCGCACTATAACACCAAAATCCAATAACATCACCTTATCTTAGCTTTTCTGGACGCACCCATATAAGCCCTGCCCATACCACGAACTGCGCCGCCATCTTTAAAATTTGTTGGCTTCATGAGGTCTGAGAAATCTTTCTTGCCTTTTTTAATTGGCTTCATAGGCTCCATTTTTTTAGGTTTAAAAGTTTTTCCAGACTTTTTAATCTCACGAATTATTTTTAAAATTTCTGGTGACATTTCTGTGGTTTTTGCCAAACCACCTTCTTCAAAGCCTTTAACGCCACGGCCTTTAAGAATGTCCTTTTGTGTAACCTTACCGTCACCTGTTAGATCAGGGAATGCAGCGCCACCTTTTTTCATGCCTTGAGTCTTCTTAACCCTATCAATCGCAGCATTAAGACCACCGCCTTTGTTCATCTTTTCAACAACCTTCCCAGCCATTTTGTCACCAATGTACTTCTCTTCTTCTTTTGACATAGGCTTAATTTTACTGCGTTTACCAGTGACCTTTTCAATAAAAGTCGGCTTTGGCTTGGACTTTGGCAATGGGCCTGTGTATTTTTTACCAGCCATTAG